CGACAAACAAACTGGGCTTAATCTCCCAATTATTTTTTAAATCTTAAACCACGCTTTGCGTGGTTTTTTTGTTTCTAACTGACATACCCTTAAAGGAGAATCATATGTCAAAATTTCTACATGGTGTAGAGGTGATCGAGGCGCAATCAGGCACTCGTCCAATTAAAACAGTAAAAAGCTCAGTAATTGGTGTAGTTGGTACTGCTCCTTTCGCTGATGAAGAAGCATTTCCGTTAAATACACCTGTATTAGTTGCGGGTAAACGTGCAGATGCAGCTAAGTTAGTTAGTCCAGATAACGCTGATTTTAAAGCGCGTTTACAAACGTTGCGTGATGCAGCGCAGGCGAAGGCAGTTGCTGATCACAAAGCTGCCAATGGTGGCACTGAGCCAACAGCTGATGAGCTTGCTGCGATTGTGGCTAAAGTTGAAAAGACTGTAACGGATGTTGAATATGGCTTGAAAGGTTCATTGGTACCAGCAATCGACGGTATTTTTGACCAAGCGGGTGCTGTGGTTATTGTGGTTCGTGTTGCTGATGGTGACGAAGCAACGGTAACGTCTAACATCATTGGTGGTGTGGATAGTGAAGGTGCATACACAGGTATGCAAGCTTTCTTAGGTGCTGAGTCTGTCGTAGGTGTAGCACCGCGCATCCTAATTGCGCCAGGCTACACGCATCAAAAGAATGGTACTGAGAAGAACCCAGTAGTTACGGACATGGTTGGCATTGCTGAACGTTTACGTGCGGTAATCATCGCTGATGGTCCAAGTAAAGACGACAATGCAGCAAAAGCATACCGTAAAGACTTCGGCTCTCGTCGTGTATTTGTGGTTGACCCAGCAGTAAAAGTATTCCGTGATGGTGCTTCAGTTGTTGAACCTGCGAGTTCGCGCGTTGCGGGTATGATTGCAAAATCTGATAACGATAGAGGTTTTTGGTGGAGTCCAAGTAACACCAATATGAATGGTATTGTTGCGACTGAGCGTCCAATCGACTTCCAATTAGGTGATGCAAATGCACGTGCTAACCTATTAAACGAAAACGAAGTAGCGACCATTATCCGTCAAAACGGCTTTAAGCTATGGGGTAACCGTACGTGTTCTGACGACCCTAAATGGGCGTTCCTATCTGTAGTGCGTACTGCGGATATGATTAACGACTCATTACTACGTGCGCACATGTGGGCGGTTGACCGTAACATCACTAAAACTTACATCGAAGATGTAACGCAAAGCGTTCAGTCATACCTTGATAGCTTAAAAGCACAAGGTGCGATTTTAGGTGGTGAAATTTGGGCAGACCCTGACCTAAATACACCTGAAAACATCCAAGCAGGTAAAGTGTTCTTCAGCTTTGACTTTACACCACCAACGCCTGCTGAGCACATCACCTTCAAGAGCATTCTTACCAACAACTACCTAGAGGAAATCGTATAATGGCAATGTCTCCTAAAATCTTAAAAAAATTCAAGTTATTCGTTGATGGTAAAGGCTACCTAGGTATTGCTGACGAAATCACACTACCAAAAGTAACGGTTAAAACTCGTGAAGTAACCTCAGGCTTCCAAGCGCCAATCGAGCTAGATGTAGGTCAGCTTGAAAAGCTTGAAGGCTCAGTAACGTTACTTGAGTACAACGCTGACATGATGAAGTTACTAGGTGACTGGAGTGGTAAAACAACACCACTTACAGCGCGTGGTGCAATTCAAGCACAAGGCGAAGAGCCAGTACCAGTTAAAGTTACACTTGAAGGCTTCTTCAAAGAAGTTGAAATGGGTAACTGGAAAGACGGCGAAGAAGCAAAACTAACGCTTCAATACGCGGTTCAAAAGTACAAACTTGAAATTGGTCAAGACGTTATCTACGACATCGACCTATACAACGATACTCGTATCATCAACGGTAAAGATCAAATGGCACTTCTACGTGCTGCAATTGGAGCGTAATAAATTATGACAGATATCATTAAACTGAACTTCCCAGTAACGGTCGACGCGCATGAGTATGCCCAACTGACAATGAGACGACCAAAAGTACGTGACCGTTTAATGGTGGACAAAACAGATTTGAGTGAGTCAGAAAGTGAAATTCGTTACTTCTCAAATCTGTGCGAGGTTTCTCCAGATGTGATTGAAGAATTAGACTGGAGTGACTTTGTCAAATTACGCGAGAAGCTACAGGCTTTTCTCGTATCCCGCCCAAGCGCTTAAAAGCCATGGTTATTGCCCTCGCTAAATATACTGGGTGGGGCTTAAACGAGTTAAACGCGCTGACCGAACCTGAGCTATGTGAATGGTTTGAGGCAGCCGTAGACTACAAACAATCGAC